TCATGACACAGGCATACCTTATAGATAGCACAGCTAAACTTGTGTCACAGGTGGAGGTTGATGGCTACAAAGATATTCAAGAAAAGATTGGATGCGAATTATTCACGACGGCGTGTAGCTTAGAGAATGGTGACACACTGTTCGTGGATGATATGTCCTTAATAGATGGTAAGGAACATGAGTTCTTTATGTTTGCTGATTATCCATCACCTATTGCAGGTAACGGACTGTTAGTAGGAACATCACGTAGCGGTGAAGAGAAGGACTGCGAAACGTCTATAGTAGATTGTGCAATGAAGGTGCGTTGGTTAGAGAAGTTATAGTTCTTCTTCCTCTTCCTCAACTTCAATGTCTTCCATTACTGTAGTAACAACACGACGAGTTAGTACACCTATGATACTCTCGTATGATAAATCAAACTCGTTATAGTAACGACCTATCAAACTTTCAAGGTCATTGTAAAACATTTGCTGTTGATCTTTCTCGTCGTGTTCTTCTTTCATCGTAGTAAATCCCATGCGCCCTCATATTCATGATGCTTCTTACCAGTAATAAAAATCTTCAGTGTTTTACATGTAACCTTTTCGATAGGTAATATCCAAAAACGTTTCACTTGTATAGCGCAGCAAATAAAAAAGTCTATACAGTTTTTATCGTAGGCATCTTTGGTAACTTTACCATAACATAAACTAAAAGCGTAGTGAGGCCCATGTCTGGGAGTCATCATCACATTTTCCGTAGACTTAACTTGCACTCTACAAAAATGCCTATCCTTTTCTGCAATGATATCATAACGAGCATTATCACCAAACGGAAACGACACATTCCAGTTACGTTCTATTAACTCCTGTGCTACTAAAAGTTCCCCTCGATCTCCCAACGCTTTCATATTAAGGCTCTGTTGCATGGCAATCGTAACATCTGTTAGCTACTTTTACCATAGGAGAATAGTTATTAAGTTCTTTCAAAGTTCTAAACTCTTTTTTGTAGTGTGCGCATACTGCAAAGTCTGCTGCTTTACGTGCGTTAGTAATAGCAGTCAAGTACATTGAGTATAACATAAACAGTATGACTACAGCCATTAGAAGCTCTGGTATTGTGTAGCCCTGTCTCATAAGATTTTACCATACCCAAACTATATCTAAGTCATCAGAAAAATCTTCGGGTAGTATGTCATAGTTCATTGCTGACTTCTCGCTATTTGTAATTCAACATAACCTTTAACAAGTGCTTTACGTGTAGGTGACATGGCTTGCTTCCTTGCCCACTCATTAAACGTACGTTGCCAATCCTTACCGCGACCCATCTTTATCATAAAGTCTCGGTAGCGCATAAATTCTTTAACACCTTCAACTGTTTTTACAGAAGGCATTGTCTTATCAGATGTTGTATACAACCCTTGTACGTAAGACTTCAGTTTATCTGGACGGCCCTGCGCTCTGTCAATCTGTTCTCGTAGCGCACCGGGAATTGTTTCTACCATCTCTTCAACCGTCTCAGCTTCTTTAAACTCACGTGTGTCAGGACGCATATACTTATTACCCATGTCAGGTGACACAGGCGCATCTGTAAAACCTTCAAGGCGACGGAACACACGGTAGTTCCGACGCATGTTAGCCTTATCCATCTCTTCACGTTGGAAAGTTTGTTGTGATATTATGCGATAGGTTTGTGTGGCACGTAGCATGACATCGTTTATAGCTTTGCCATAAGTTTCTATCACAGGAGCGCCTTCTTCTATAGCACGTACAGCGTCAGCCATCGGGTCCATCATGGTCTGACTGAAAAAGTCTAACGCAGGAAAAACAAAACCACCTGGCAAGTCTGGATTGTAGCCTTGTTCAAATCGCGCCCAATCATTTAGTAGCGCACTAACCAAACCAAAGTAACCTGTTTGGTTTAGCATATTAACTACAGCGTAACGTGCCTCCTCATTGTTCTCTGCTTTAAGCGCTTCTTCAAGTGTAGGTGCGCCTTGCAGTTTGTTGTAAATAAATTGTGAGATGTATGTAAGAGCGCCACCAGTAACTACAGCACCTAACGTAGATTTAACAAGTGGCCTTATGTCACCTTCATTAAATAGTGGGCCAAGAATATCACGATCCATACGTGTAGTCTTTTCAACTGTCCAACGCGATAGCGAAGTGAACAGTGATGGCGCACCAAACAAAGTCCATGATGGAACACCACGTACATCATAAGTGCCTTGGTTAATTTCAACCCAGCCAGCAGCCATGTCATCCAACATGTTATCGAACTCTGCATCACTTAGTTTATAGGCATCAGCTTTGTCTGCATGACGACGCAATGTACGATAATCTACGCCAGACATTCTACCCAACGTTTCTAATGTACGCATGGCAAGCCTGTCTGTATCTGCTGCACCTATGTTTTGAAGCACAAGCGCACGACCAAGGCCAAACTGCAGCGCTCTTGTAGAACGTTCCAGTATGTTACGTCCAGAATACTTTGTAGCCCAGTCACTCCAAAGGTCTAAACCGTTCAACAACTTGGTATGTGTTTCCAAACCAAACTCAATACGATTGGATTTAGTTTTGTTAACACCTTTTACGTGACTCTTAACCCAACTCTTTCTTACGTCTGTGAATGACTTTACTAATGCACTCGCATTGTTCCAGCCCATATAGGGTAACGCCAGTGTATAAGAGGTGAATAAGTCACGTATGCCAGACATAAAACCTAGCCAATGACTAACAACTAAACGGTTGGCTGTACGTCCAATAAGTTCTGAGCCATCATAGTAACCTAGATAGCCCTTCATAAAATTCTGTACTGCTGGATGGCTTGTCATACCAGCGTTCAACTGAATCTCCTTACCTTCTACAATCTCTGTCTTAGTACGTGTTGTAAACGGACTGTCCTTGAGAGTAGCTGCATGTTTACCCTCATGTGGAACACCCAACGCAGCACGTACGACAGCATCGTTCTCAACATTTTTGTAGAACGCAAAGTCATCTGCGAATCTTTTAAAGTATCTTGTGTAGTTGTTAACTGCGCTCGGTTCAATCCAAAGTAGTTTGCCTTTATCATCCAAAGTCTTTGGCAAACCTAGACCTTGCACCTTACGTATCGCACCAAACTTTGTAGAACCAAGGTCGCTATCAAAGTCAACGCTCTTTGAAATGTATTTGTTAATCGCAACTTCTAAGTCAGCATCAGTAATTGCTTTATCATCGCCACGAACTTCTTTCCAATACTCAAGAAGTTCTTTCTTAGCGACTTGTTGTTTTTCAATCCCAAAGTCACCTTGCAATTCACGGCGCTTCAGTAAGCTAAATGTTTCTGGCACATAATCTAAATCTCTACCTGCAGTAACATAGTCACCTTCAGACGGTGAGTATACTTTCATGTCTTCACCAAGCTGTAGATCACGTGCGGTTTTATAATCATTGGAAAAATAATCCACGTAATAACGTACCTTACTGTCTGGTGCATCGTATGCGGCTTGTGCTTCGCTAGGTACGGGTAGCTTGCGCCTTCTATGTACCATGTAAATCTGTACAAGTTCGGCATCGCGTTGGCTTAGCTTCACCTCACCTTGGTGCATTAAGAATTGTTCTATGAAACGTCCCTGCAACTCACGACTGTCACGGGCTGTAGCATCCAAGGCATCAGCAACTCGGTTAGAAATTGCTTTCTCTTCTACAGTCTGGCCAACATTTCTCACACTATCTACAATACTACGTATACCAAACTGTGTGAGTAGTGCAGGGTTAGATGAGAAGTGATCTGTAGCAGAGGTTAGCTGATAGTCGTTCATCTCTTTCAGCATATCATCAGCCAGCTTTTCAGACCCTACCTTCTGCAGTCTTTGGTCAGTGTAGTATTCTTGAAGCTGGTCGTTAGCTTTTTGAAAAGGTTCGCGGAAAGCTACGAGTTCTAATGACTCAAAGTCAGCTTCTCTTTTATTTAAGAGTGAATCATAACCTAGCTTTTGTAATATCTTATTACGTTTAATGTAAGCTGTATCATCGGCTTTAGATGGATCATAGCCTGAATCAGTAAACTTTTCAATACGGCCACTAGGATCACCAAAATCTTGGGCTTGCCTAACAACCATGTTTCTATTTCTACTGTGCCAACCACCTAAAGATGCGTCTAAAGCATCTACAACTTCTCCTAACGTTTTGAGACCATCTACAAAGTAATCACGCATATCCATATCATAGTCTAAGTCTGAAGCTATGCTAAACATTCTCATTGATAGATCATCTACCTCTTTAGCCGAAAGTTTTTTTCTGTAATCTAAAACATTTTTAAAATTAGTTTTTATTTTAATAACATTGTCTTGAGTACCTGCATAGGGGAACAATGCGTCTGCTGGGTCAGGTGTTAAGTAAATACCCGGCCCAAGTGCAGAGTATAAGCTAAGTTCTTCTCCTTTAAACCCTTCTCGTAAAATAGCTTTAGCTGAATATGATCCATGATACAGCGGTATTGCGTTAAATACCTTCGCTATATCCTCACCTTTCATATCATTTGCAAAAGGTTTACTAGCAAACCGAAGCAATGCTTTCTGTGCTTGTTCAATACTAAACGTACCAGACTTTATACGTGACACCATTTTATCACGTACTTTTTTCGTGTAGCGTTTTCTAAACTTCTCGTCATACGTGGCAGCTATCTTCAGTCCTTCAGTAACTTGTTCAGCTTTCACTTCCTGCAATCGTAAATGATCCTGACGTATCTTAGCAAAGGCACGTGCAGCATCAGTTGGTTTACCGTCAGGATTTTTAAGCGAAGGATTCTCAGCTTCCAAGGCTTCACGTATCTTACGCATCTCCTCAGCTTGCTGTTCAAATGTTAGCGGTGATTCATCTGGATCAGCAGTACCACCACTGTCCTTACTGTAGCGTTCACCCCCAGCAGTAGGAGAATCAAGACCATCACCCGCAAAGCGCACAGGCAACTGAGTTAAAAATAATTCAAGTTGTTGTGGCTGTAGCACAGGCTGACGTTCACCACGCATGGCAAGCCAATCAGCTAAGCGCTTTAAATGTTTATCAGATGTATCACCCTTCTTAGGTACAAAGCCTTTACGTGCATCACGTTCCAGTTTGTAATCCTTAAACCATTTACCTAACTTAGCCATCACACCTGCAGGTGCATCAGTCATACGCTTCTGCAGCATCTTACCTGCACGTTCTACAATCTGTTCTTCAGACCATATACGTTTATCTGTGTCAGACTCCAGCGCATTACGCATCTTGCTTTCAGCAAATAAGTCAGTCTCAAAAAATTCTAATAAGCCACGATGCTTTGGATCATCGCCACGCTTTAACACTTGCCATAACCCATGCAGATATTCATGGAAAGGTGTGTCTGGGTTATCAAGCTTCTCGTTAAGAAGTATTTCATGTGTTGGTAACTTGTATACACCTCTCGTAGTCTCAGCGTTATAACGATCAGTTGCTTCTATGACAGCCCTACGCCAACCCATACCTAAACGCTCAGACAAACCTTTGGCATCTTTTAGTAATTGTTCAGACGGAGGTATGCGTAATGCTTTACCAGTAAGTGCTTGCTGTCTTTGGTTGTGTCTGTTGGCTATCTCTTCTACTTCAGCTTCTTGGCGTTTGGCTTCGTCACGCTGTGCTTTACGTTGATCGTTAAGTTCTTTAACACGCTCCATTACAGTCATCTCATCTTGAAGCGCGTCCATCGCTTTTCGTTGAGCTTGCTGTACTAGCTTATGATCTGATCCGTACGTTTCACGTAAGCTTTCAGTTTGCTTTTCTAACAGTTGTCTGTTTCTCTGAGCTTTTTCCAGTTCTATTTCTACATTAGCCTTATCATCTTTAAGGCGCTTGGTAGCTTCAAGGTCTTCTGTTGCTGTAGTCTCGTCACGCCTAGACGCTTCAGCCTCAGACGTAGCTTTATCATCTGCAGCTAAACGTGCTTCAGCTTTTAGTTTCTCTTCTTCAAGAGTTTTCTCGGCACGTGATAAAATTTCTTCTCGCTTAGTTGGTAATACGGCAAGTGCCTCTTCATCAGTAAGAGGTCTTGGAGTATCACCATAAATCTTTTTGCCTAATCTTGTAGGCTGTTGTAACGCACCTCCAACAAGTCCAGCTAAACCAATCCTACCGTAGTCTAACTCCTCACCCATCAATGCTTGTGAGCCAGCTTCAACACCAGCTTCTAAACCACTGCCGATACCAAGACCTGTGAGTGCTTGTTTTTGTAAAGCTGTTTGTGTACGTAGCGGTGCATTCTTTAACGCACCGGGAATTGCTTTTAATAATGTAGGGCTAGGTCGTACAAAACCTAGTGACGGTGCGGTCTGTGCAAAGAAAGATGTGTAAGGATATTTTTGCGCAGCGGCTTGACGTTCTAACGCAAGTGCTTGTTCCTCCGCGTCATCGAGAACAGCTTCTTCTATAGCGCCTTGACCAAACGCACCAGCGAAACCTCCGAGAACACCGCCAACTAATCCACCAACACCAGCACCGATAGGGCCGAGAACTGCACCACCCATCATACCAAGCTTAGCACCACCTAACGCACCAGCAGTAGGGCCGATAGCTTGTTTCAATCCAGTGCCTACCGTACTAAGACGTGTAGTATCTTCATAGGCTGCTTCTTCGTTAGTGACGTAGCGATACTGAGATGGATCAAGACCCATCCTCAGTAGCCTCTCTCTACGTTCTTCTTCGGTCATTGCCTTGAGCTAGTTGGACTGAAACGTTCTGCTGTGCTTTGAACTTGTTGCTTCTGTTGTTGAAGTGCTGTTAAAGTTTCCTGTGCTTTTTTAAGTTCACCTACAGTAGCTTCACGACTTGGTACTGTAACTGGTGGCACGTATTGATAACCTGCACCATAAGCTCCCTGACCTGCTTTAAGTGTTTGCGGCATCATACCCGTACTTAGAATTTCTTCTTGCTCAGCTATGCGACTATCAATATCTGCTATATCTCTAACAGACTGTTCACGTACTTGTGAAGGTGTCATGTTATCAACTTGTGTAAGCGTAGGACTTTCTGGAACTTCTGTAGCAGGAGCGGTAGCTGGTGGTGTTGTTCCACCCATGCCGCCTATAGGACGTGCTTGACCCGCACCATCATTACCACCACCGCCAAACAAATTACCTAACCCAGTAAGCGGATTCTGCTGCATACGATACGCATTCATCGCAATTGAATAATCGCGTAACTTTTTAAGCGCTTTTTTATCACCAGTAGCTGCAAGCATCTGCAACTCTTTCATGTTCGCATCTTCTTGTGCGCCTTTAAGTTTTGCTGCGTCTAGTTGTCGTTGCTGCGCTTTCTGCGCTAACCCTAAATTCATTGACGCTGCTGTACCTGCGCGACCGGTATTAGCCATCCTATCTAACATACTTGCGATAGGTCTAATCAATGCAGGAGTTGCTGCAAGAGTTTCATCACGCGGATCACGATAAACTTGTTCTGGCACACCTTGCGCTGACAGATATTCCCTGCCTTCTGGAGTTAGTTGCAATCCTGCAAGCGCCCGTTTCTTTTCTTCTTCTGTTGCCATTTTATATTTTCCTTAAATTCACCAGTTACAGCCTAACACATACACGTTAGAGTAGAGTCAAGAACATAACAATACATAGACTGTAACTGGCTAAAATCATTACCAACCCAAATTTTGCATCTTACTAAAGTTATCTAACATAGAAGGTTGATTTGCTTGAAATCCTGCCGACTGTCTTCCAGTAGTCATCGCTTGATTAAAAAAGTTACTTGCTTGGTTTCCAGTGTTCGTTGCTAAGTTAGGCTGCGTAAACGTTTGTGTATTAAACTGTCCTGCTGGCCTACCTAAAGCAACTTGTAGAGGATCAAAGCCACTCTTTGCTGCTGGTAAGAATGATGTTGCAACACCTAACGCTTGCCCTAACGCATTGCGCTTTGCTTGCGCACCCTGACCAAATGCTTGTGCTTTAGAAACAATGTTCATAAGCGACTGCGGCCCACCTAAGTTACCAGACGTTTGCTGCTGTCTGTTTAAGAACCTATCAACTTCTGCACGTTCACCGCCAGAAAGTTCACCAGTAAATTTACCTGTCGCTGGATCAACAAACTGATTCAACAAATCACGTGTTAAGTCACCTGCCCTATCTCTTGTACGATAGTAAGGATCATCTACCTGACGCTTCAGTGCTTCAGTTTCATCTACCAAAGCTTTTCCCGGCCCACGCATTACAGATGTTTGCGCACCTACCTGACGCATCAATTGTTTAAAAGCTTCATCAGCTTGAAGCTGGTTATACAGTGGTTGAAAAGCTTGCTGCTGTGCTAGGGCTTGTGCTGTAAATTGCGGCCCATACTGTCCAAGCAACTCTAACTGGCTTGCAAGATCCTTACCTGCCTGACCGCGTAGCATCTCCTGATAGCCGGGATAAAAACGTTTAGTTGCTTTATAAGCATCTTCTGTAGTTTCACCTACAGAAGGTGTTGGCGTACCTCCAAAAACTTTACCTGCACCATACTGTAGCCCCATTCTCAGAGCGTCTTGCACAATGTCATTACCAAAAAGACCGTCGTTATTTAAAGGGTTTATGTAATTAAGCCCTTGTGTTAGTAAATTGTCTCCCATATCAGCTATTCTCCATTAGACCAGCTTGTTCCAGTCTATAAGTTAAGTAATTAATTTTCTCTGCCAATATAACCAACGCTTCTCTTGTGCCAGTATCCGTACTTAGGTCTTTAGCACCTATAGAAGTTTGGTCTGCTGCAGACGCTCCTGTGTCTACACTAGCACCATCTATCGCTGTTATATCTGCCACGTGTGTGCAACGTTTTGCCACACCCTCTGCAGACGTAGTGCTAGTTGCAACTGATAACGATTCACGCCACGTATTCGCGGCAGATCGTGATGCAAACAAAACGCTATCGTCTGTAAACTGTGTACTATCTACTTGTTTAGCCATAAGCTTGTGTCATTAAAGGATTCTTCGGTGTCTGATCTATTGTCTCAGCAGATATCATAGACAATGAAGCACTATTGTTCCATTCAATAGTATAACCTAACTTCAATCCACTACGCCCTTGCTGAAAGTTAAATAAAATTTGTTGTATCTTGTTTTCGTTGTTCCACATTATAGGATACTTCTCGTTAAAACCTATTGCGGTAGCTAACGGCGCTACTATAGTTTTGCTAATAGTTCCCGGCGTTTCTGATTTACGTGAGTTACTTATAAGTGAAGACTTAACTGTACCTTCACCAGTAAATCGTACGAAACCTTTTGTGTAACTTTGGTTTATCTCACCCGTACTTTCAAAAATACCTGTGAGAGATGTAGAGCCAGCAGGTTCACCTGCATTATCAGATAAAGTAAATGTAGCACCTGCATCATGGGGCGCAGCGCCACCACCAGTAAAGTGTATCACAGTACCGACTGCCATATCAAACGGAGTTGCAGTAACTGGTAAAGCGAACACACCTTTCATAGATGTGCCGGGATCAGTGTGCGCTGTGTTAACACCTTCTGGACTAACATCATGAGGCGTGTCTAAACGAATTGTATCAAACTCCCAGCGCTCAATGTTGTTAAACAACGTACGGAGTTGTAATGGCTTTTGTTCAACATCAACTGTACCAGTGTTAAAGCCTTTCGTTTGCACAAAGCTGTCATTGTACTTTGCGCCAGTAAACAATCTAAGCAGCTTGCCGTTAGACGTTGCTGCGTAAACTTCATGCGTAGTGTTAGTATCTATCTTTGAGAATTGTATTATCTCACCTATAGGTGTACCTGTGTCATCTTGGTACATGTCAAGCGATACAAACTTTTGCAACGTACCATCATAAACAAGAACACCGTAACCATAAATTGTTTTAACTGCGAAGAACGTGTAGTTGTCAAAGCTAATAACAGCGCCATTAAGTTGCACAATGTCTTCAAACACTTTGGCAATCTTTAGCGAGAACGCGCTGTTACGTCCCTCGTTACGTAACTGCTTAACTGCGTTAAACGAACGAAGTCCTTCACTATCTATAAAAGCAAAATCACCAAGAACATCTACAAAAGAAAATTGATTTACAACAGAAGCACCAAACAAATACTGCTTTCTGTATGTAGGCTCACCAAACAAATTAACATCATACGTTGGTGTTATAGCATAACAACCTGTGCGTGTACCTACGAACAAGCTTGTTGTATTTAGCGGTGCGATACACGTAATCTTTTCGTAGCTTACTGGATAGGCCATGACTTCTGCACCTGCAGTAGCTTCATCTGATCCAATCTTAGCACCTGCCTCGTCAACAGGTATCATAAAATCAATCGGCCTACCCGTAACACTCTGATAAATTTTACTGCCATCAGCGCTTACTATGTAAAGCTTACCGTGAAAGTAAACCATCTGCTTACCGATAGGTACATACTCTCTGCAAACAACACCATCAATTGTTGTACCCCACTCAGCAAATGTTCTGCACTTACGTACAGTTGCTGTTGCACCTTCTTCTGTTGAAGAGAACACTAACAGATTAGGTTGGTTAACACCGTCTTGAAAAACAACGCCAGCAACAGTCTTAGCAAACTGTGCTACATCGTAATCTAACTTTAAAGAATTTGTAGTACCAGTACCTGTACCATCTGCAGCTTCCCGTGCCTTACGTGCAATGTCTAACGTAGAACCTGGCACCGACTGTATAAACACATGTTGCGCAGAAGGATCTAAGCGCATAGTAGCGTTCGTACTGGCATTCCATAGCGTTGTCCATGCTGTAGAAAACCTGTGCTTGTAGTAAGCGTTGCCGTCTTGAACAACTAAAATAAAATCACCTAACGCATACACAGCTTGTATGGGAACACCTGCAGTTAATCCTGCAGTTATATTCTCAGGCCGACGTACGGGACGCAGATCACCAAACCTATTGCGCACATTAATGCCCAGACGATACTCGTCATCAGCGAGACGAGCGTCATCTACGGCCATGTTCATGCCGCCTATAAACGATGTTTGCGCGTAGCGAGCCATGTTAGTTTGTCATGATTGTGGCGTTTAAATACTGCTAACTGTTCTTGTCCACGTTCAAGATCAGCTTGACGACGTGCGAGTGACCGCGATGCTTTACGATCATGTAAGATCGCTTCTTCCATTTTACCCTGCTCCTCAAGAAACAACTCCATACATTTACTTACAAGTATGTTATCGTATCCCGGCGCAGGAAATTCATCAGTATCGTTTTGTAATCTCGTTAAAGCTTTCTTATAAAGAACCTGCACAGTGTGTGCATCATCTTGTGCAGCAGATTTTGAGAAAGGAAACTCACTAACATCTACGATAAGATACTTAGACTCTAAAGCGTTAGATGGTATCTCTGCATAAACTATGGATGTGTCAGCAAAGTCTAGCAACTGTACCTTACCTTGTGTAGCTGCAGGTTTAGCATTGCGAGTAAACCCTATAATATCTGTTATAGGTACGCCGGGATCGGCCACAGTTTCTAACGTTGAACCAGCGGCTGTTGTAATTTCACTGCCATGAGTATGCGCTATATTATAACTATCACTACGATCAGTTTTACAAACTAGATTAATAACCTCACTTGCTGCAGTAATACCAAAAAACTTAATGCGTAGTTTGTTTGTTGCGTTAGCAGCTTCAGTAATACTTGTAGGCAACGTACGCTGTATAGGGCTGTAGCCTTTTACACGAAATTTATTATGGTCAGCAGACCAATTGTTTTCACGATAGCGTTCTGTAAGTGGCACAGTTTCCCACATATCGTGGTTACTACCCTTCTCACGAATCTCACGAATCGTATAAACATCTGACGGCATGGCAATAGTCTTATCACCCTGCACATAAAACTCTGCTTCTTCCAACGAACCCGGCATATCAGACTGTTCGTAAAGTTCTTGTGCAGCTTCATTTAAATAATCAAGCAGCAACGCACGTTGGCTGGTATCGCTCGGAAGCATACCAACCTTCTTACCAAACCTATCTAATATATACTCTACGCTCATCGTTTAACCAAAGGTGCTGTACTAGGCTTGTCACGTTTTGTAACAGGCGCAGTTTCTTTTGTTGTCGTTGTTTTTACAACTGGTGTCATTTTCTTTCTAAATCATACTCAAGACGGTTTATTGTCTTGAGTGCTTCTCTTGTAAATTCTGGTGCAGCTAACACAGCTTTTTCAAACTCAGGATGCTGCACTAATCTCTCACTGTTATTTAACTTCACGCTCACGCACCCGCTTAATAGCAGCATCAACAGCGTCATCTTTATCATCACGACGCTTCGCTGCACTAATCCCCCGCACTTCGCCAGATAACTTATCGAGTATCTTTTGAAGTGCAGGGAACAAAAGCAATGTTCTAAAAATTGCATAGAGTGCTTTTAACATTTACCTATAACCTACTGCACCAGTTTTCTTACGATTTTGGCGCATTGTATTTCTACCTTTAGCTAAGCCAGCGTTTTGCCTCTGCCTACGCATACGAGACTGACCGCTACCTACACGTTCTTTACGATCTTTAGCGGCTTGTCTTTGTTTACGTGCTGCTGTTCTTTCAGCTTGTGTTTGAGAACGTCGCTGAGTTCTAGCAGTTTTACGCTGCGCTCTCGCAGTTGTTCTTGCAGTTGATCTTGTACCACCACGCGGGCCAGAACCAGTAGGTTTCTGAGGAGTTCTACTACCAGAACCGCTAGGTCTTTTAGGTGTACCGCTAGGTCTGCTAGGTGTTGGACGTACTGGCTTTCCTTTACCAGCGCCTTTAGCAGCTTGTGATAAACCTTTAGCACCTTTAGCAGCACGGGCAGCTTTAACTCCTGTTAATGCACCACCTCCGATAGGAAGGGCTGCAACTGTTATAGCAGCTTTAGTAGCTGTTTGTGCATCACCTATATCTTTGCTTAAACCTTTAGCCAACTTACCCATACCGCGAGCTTCGCTCATCATATTGTTAAGCTGCGCTCTGGTGAATTGTGATTTTGGTTTTGTAGCTGTAGCTTTAGGTGCAGCCTTCTTCGCTTTAGGCAACGGTGTAACATACTTCTTACCGCCAACCTTAGTGTTCTTCTTCGCTATGCGCTTCTTAGTAGCAGCCTTTGACATTTCCATCAAACGCTGACCACCTTTTTTTCTTCTACCGTAAGCCATGCCTTACACTTTCTTTTCTACTTTGCTGACACCATGTCTGACAAAGATTGCTAGTATAGAGGTGACACCTACGTTAAGTGCTGCACCGATTTCCAGATCGCCTGTCAGAAAGCCGCTTATTGCGCCGATCAAACCAGTGATCCCCGTCCAGAATGTTTTACTCTTTAACATAATTTTTAATACGATTTACGTGCTTTCTTTTTAGGAAACCCTGCTTTCATATTAGCATAGGCTTTCTTAGAAATTGTAGAATTTTTCTTGGAACGACTTGTTCCTGCCTTCTTTCTTTTGTTTATATTTTTATATAAGCTCATCCTTTTTTCCATTTAGTAGACTTAGAAGCTGTCTTACTAGGCGACCATTTAACACGGTCAGCCCAGTAAGCAGCGCTCAATTTTCCACGAGATATATTTTTTGCATGACGACTTTTAAAAGCCTTACGTTGTCCAACAGTTTGATTTGTTTTAACACCCTGTTGCCCAAACCTTATTGTCTTTACTTGATCGCCTTGCTTAGCAACAACAACATGAGACTTCTTAGGATGTGATGGCGTACGTTTCGGTTTGTTATAACCCGAAACACCAGCACGTACTAAGCGTGAGTCTTTACTTTTTACTGCCATTCCTAAGTAGTTCTCGTATTTTAAGTATGATATAAATTAAAGACGCTAAAGAAATACCAACTTTTAAAGCTAAGTCTATAGAAACCATCCAATTCCCAAGACCCGTAACTGAAGCAAGTATAACTTTAATGTCATCTAAATTCATTTCTTGTCTTCTTCGTCATTATTTTCAAATGATTGATTCAACAAACTCATAAAATGATTTCTCGCTCCTACAGTTTGTTCTAAGTTAAAGTTGATCTGACGCGCTTTGTTGTCCAGATCAGCTACATGGTTTATGAGCGTGATCTGCTGCGGTGAGAGATCAGCTACGTTATGTTCCTTGCCGTTAATTGTAACGGTTTCCTCTTTTGGTGTATGTGGATTTTCGTCCATAAATTATTTAGCTTGTGTGTCAACTGGTTCCAATGTGGATGCCAGCATTTGTGTAAACCTTGCAAGTCCTTCAGCAGGTGGATTCTGTGTAGCTTCCACATCTATTGAATAACGTGCAGAAAAGTCTGTGCTTCTAGTATTTTCAGAGTGTGATGTAACTGTTCCAGTGTGAGATGATGAATGACTACCGCCAGCAGTAACTCCAACACCCCAAAAATGGCCACTCACTTCAGCATGCCCTTCAGTTTCTGAGTGATTTTCTTGCTTGTCGTCGTGTGAATCTTTGTGTTCCGAATGGCTTTTAACTTCCATATCAAAATGTATCTTAACATCTGATATAGATAAGTTAGGTATCGTAACCATAGAAAGTAGTGGCATCTTAACCATCTGCTTCTGTGGTGTCGTACGTCCTTTAATAAGGCGTTCAACTTCTACGTCAACAGTACGTGTACGAGTTTTCTTTGGATCATCTGGATCTGGCTCGAAGCCAATTGATGATACGAAATCAAGTGTTACGCCAGCTAACTTCTTCTGTCCGGCAGAAGCGCTAACCAACGGGTCTACGATTAGTTCCGAGATTGGTAAACCTTGGAAGTCCTTTAATTGTGCATCATCTGCTCCTGCCATTTTATTATATTGTAGGTATTTGTTTTACTAAACCATCACCGATTCTCGCAAGCCCTTCAGCTTGATCGCAACCAGCAAATTTTATTCTAACATTAGCCATTTTGTTTCTACGTAACTTACTAAGACAACCTTTAGCATCTTTGTCAAAATTTAAATCTATCTCAAAATCTATCTCGCACTCTGCAATCTTGAGTGCGTTGTGCGGTACAAGTGAAAAGAGAGGAACTTCAACTTGCTTTCCCCCCAGTTCAACCTTGATAGTCTTGGGCTTTCCATTTTCAAAATAACTTTTGTCAATGTTCTCAATGTATTTACCTTCGACTTCCTTCTGTGCTTGTACAACTGCTGAATACAGCGAGTTGAATACGTCTGTTACCTTATCCATTCTTCAGTGCTTTTACTTCTGCACTTAGTTCTTGTACTGCTTTTAGTAGTGGAATGACAAGGTTAGAATACTTAACTGCAAGTTTTCCATTAGCACCTTCAGTAACCAGATCAAAGTCTACACCAGCTTCTGTCATAGCTGTCTGCACATCTTGTGCGATCAACCCAACATAGTTGGTGTCGTTATCTTCTGGTCGTTCGTCGGCTGGAACAGTCACAGTCTCATAAACTGCTTCTTGTGCTTCAACCGCTGGACTAACTAGTCTGCGTTCTCTCGCAGGAGTTATTACTTTAGTTTCAGTCCAAGCTTCTTTAGCTTCTTGAATGACTCTTGTTTCAATGCGTTCTTCTTCAGCTTGTTGAACTACAAATCTTTCTGTGCGTTCTGGCTCAGCCGGAGTTATTACCCGTGTTTCAGTTCTCTCAGCTTCAGCAGGTGTCACCACACGAACTTCAGTGCGTTCCTCTTCAGCAGGTGTAACAAGTCTTTGTTCAATTCTTTCTGGTTCTGCTGCTTGCACAACATACTCTTCCATTATTGGACACAAGTGAATTACTTGTTCAATAACTTCAGCTTTAACTTCGACAGTCTCCATTAGCGGAGTGCCGTCTTCGTTAACAACACCGTCACCGTTTTCATCAAGAACTTGTCGTTCTTCTGTAATAGCTGGTTCAACAACTTTCAGACACGGTGTTCCGTCTTCGTTGACTACTGGATGTTCGTCGTAAAGTGGAGTGCGTTCAATACGAGTAACGGTTTCTGTGGTAACAGTGCGAACGTATTCATCACCTTCACCTTTAACCATTTCAACCTTCTCAACATCTTCGCTAACTTCTACTTCGTCGTATGTTTGACGTTCACCAATAATTTCTTCGACCGCTGGAATTACTACATCTTCATAAACTGCTTCTATAGCAGGATGAACGATTGTCTCAGTAACTTCCTCAACAGCGGGGTATGTAATTGTTTCAGTTACTTCTTCGACTGCTGGAATAACTGTAGTTTCAACAACCTCTTCAACCGCTGGGATCACTTCTTCTTCAGTAATCTCTTCAATTGCAGCGTATTCAATAACCTCAACAACCTCTTCTACTGCTTCTTCCCAAACTTCGGGTTGTGCTTCAACAGCAGAACTTAGAAGTTGTTCAAATGTTCTTTCACCAAAACGATTCTCACGAATTTCTTGCGGGTAGTCCGCTGGGTTAACTCGCTTGTAACTTATGGTTGCTAACTTCTCAATGAAGTCTAAACCAACATTGTTATCAGTTACGTCGCGTTTGATTCGACGATCAGATGGTGCAGATATTGAAGTGTCCTGACAATGAATAGCGGTAATGTTTGTATCACCTAACATTATCGTGTTAGACCCCTGACCTTGGCCAGAGTGACCAATTATAATTTCATTAGATTTGTCTGTGTCAGCAGATTCAGTATAAGCACCAACGTAAACACAGTTTGCTGCTTCTGTTACTGCGGCAGGACTTCCGTCAACAGTCTGCTTTCCTGCTTGATAACCAATCATCACATTAGCAGCACCAGAAGTAAGTTCTGTTCCTGCGTATCCACCAAGTAATGTATTCTCAGAACCAGCTTCTAAGTCTGTTCCTGCCAAGTAACCTACAGCAGTATTGTTGCCACCAGACATTGTTCCAGTAGCACAAGCGTCTGCACCAATGACTGTAGAGTTAGAAGATGTCGCACCTTTACCAGCTTGGTAGCCAATACAAGTTGTGTTGCTATGAGTGCTTAAAGTGTTACCAGCAGTGGAACCTAGTAATGTGTTTTTATTGCCCGTGCTAATTGATGTTCCCGCTTGAAAACCAATAGCAGTGTTAATGACATTTTGATTTTGAGTTGCTAACGCTTCATAACCAATCGCAATACAAGATCCTGCACCAGATGCTTCTGAACCAAGTGATGAAGTCCCAATAGCAATGTTGTAATTCTCATCGCCATCTGCCGCATCTAAAGCAGCAGAACCAATGGCGATGTTGTTATGGTTGCCAGTCGATAATTTGCCTGCATCTTTTCCAATAAATATTGATGAGTGACCAGACGTTAGTGAATAGCCAGCTTGATACCCAACTAC